AGACTTCTTTAATGGAACAGGTGAATAATGAAAAATAATGTGACTGACAATTTAAATGAAATTTTTGATATAGATACAGAATTGGTTGAAGAAGTCGTATCACAATCTACTGCGTTAGAAAAACCAAAAGAAGATACAGAAGATATAGAAGCTGATTATAAGCATGCTCGTGATAATCTGTATAGCGTAATCGGTAAAGGAACTGAAGCATTAGACTATTTGCTAGAATTAGCAAAAGCCTCAGAACATCCACGTGCCTTCGAGGTTGTATCGCAATTAACTAAAACTCTTGTTGATGCCAATAAAGATCTTCTTGATATACAGAAAAAGGTCAAGGATCTTAAAAAAGAAGACGAAAAAGAATCGCCAAAATCAGTGACAAATGCTTTGTTCGTAGGCAGCACAGCAGAACTACAGAAGTTGATCAACGGCAGAGATAATGACTGAAACCTATCTTGGCAATCCTAATCTAAAAAAATCTGGCGTAAATGTTAATTTTACACAAAAGCAGATTAAGGAGTATATCAAATGCTCCAAGGATCCAGTGTATTTTGCCAAAACATATATTCGCATCGTAAACGTTGATCAGGGATTGATACCATTTAAACTTTATGATTTTCAAGAGGAAATGGTAAATTCCTTTAAAGATAATCGCTTTGTTATATGTAAACTTCCACGTCAGACTGGTAAATCCACAACTGTGACTGCCTTTATTCTATGGCAGATATTATTTACGGATAATCAAAATATCGCTATTCTAGCTAACAAAGGCTCGCTTGCTCGTGATCTTCTTGGTAAAATTCAGCTGGCTTATGAATATCTCCCTAAATGGCTTCAGCAAGGCATTACAGTTTGGAATAAAGGTAATATTGAATTAGAAAACGGATCGAAAGTCGTTGCAGCCGCCACATCATCGTCAGCCATTCGTGGTGGATCGTTCAACCTAATTTTTCTAGATGAGTTTGCATTCGTCGGTAATAATATGGCTGAAGAGTTCTTTGCTTCAGTTTACCCTACTATTTCATCTGGTAAATCGTCAAAAGTCTTTATCGTTTCTACACCTAATGGTATGAATCACTTTTATAAGATGTGGTCAGACGCCGAAGATGGTAATAGCAATTATGTTCCTATTCAGGTTCACTGGTCACAAGTTCCTGGAAGAGATGAGAAGTGGAAAGAGGAAACGATACGAAATACCAGCGAAGAACAGTTTAGGCAGGAATTTGATTGCGAGTTTCTTGGTTCAGCCAATACGCTTATTCATCCCTCTAAACTAAAAGCGATGGTGCAAAAGAAACCGAAGCGAAACTGGAACGGAGTCGACATATATGAAGATGCTGTGGAAAATAACACATATGTTATGACAGTTGACACCTCGCATGGCGTTGGTTTAGACTATTCGGCATTTTCGGTATTTGATGTAACAGAGGTTCCGTATAAACAAGTCGCTAAGTTTCGCAGTAAAGATATATCGCCTATGCTATACCCTAATGTGGTGGCTCAAATAGGGCATGCATATAATGATGCTATGATATTGGTAGAACTTAACGATATCGGTTCAATGGTTTCTAATATTCTTCATTCAGATTTAGAATACGAGAATCTATTGACTACAGCGGTAAAGGGTAGATCAGGGCAAGTAATTAGTGGGGGATTTGCCGCCACCATTCAATTTGGCGTAAAAACAACAAAAACAGTTAAAAGAGTTGGTTGCTCCAACTTAAAAGATATGATTGAGAACGATAAGTTGATAATCAATGATTATGATACAATTCAAGAACTTTCAACTTTTATAAGTAATAGGAGCAGTTATGAAGCTGAAGAGGGAGCGCATGACGACATGGCTATGACATGCGTTCTTTTCTCTTGGTTAGTCAGACAGGAGTTTTTCAAAGAGGTGACTGACACTGATATTCGAAGAAAAATATATGATGAAAAGATTAAAATGTTAGAGGATGATGCATTACCCTTTGTTTTTATCGACGACGGAGTGCCTGAACATACGGTTCAAGATATGGAAGCACCCTTTGATGTAAGTGAATACATCTCAAGTGCGAACAAGGATTACTTCTAAAAAGTCGTTTTTTATAAATATTGGTTAGAATAAGTAGCCAACATTATTAATTTAAAGGAGATTAAAATGCCTTTCCAAGTATCACCAGGAGTGAATGTTAGTGAAATCGATCTAACAACGGTGGTTCCAGCAGTATCAACTACTGATGGCGCTATCGCTGGTCATTTTGCTTGGGGTCCAGCTGATAATAGAGTGCTTGTATCTAGTGAAGATGCACTCGTTCAAACGTTCAGCAAACCCAATGCAAATACGGCAGACGATTTTTTCACTGCAGCAAACTTCCTTGCTTATGGCAATTCATTATATGTAGTTCGTGTCGTTGAAAACACAACAGCTAAAAACGCTGTAACTTCTGGAACTGCAAGACTAATTCAAAACGAAGATGAGTATGATGCAGCAACTCTCTCTGGTTCAAACGGAGAGTGGCTCGCAAAATATCCAGGACAGTTAGGCAACAGCTTGAAAGTTTCAGTTTGCGCAAGTGCGGCTGCATTCGAAAATAGCGTGACGAACTTAACAAACTACAGCATTTCAAGAAATAACTCAAACGTTGTTTTCTCGAATACTGCAACAACTAACGTATCGGTTGGTGACATTCTTTTACTTGGTCCAGATAGAGAAGCAAGAAAAGTTAAGTCAGTAAGCGACTCAGTCATCACGCTAACACAACCATATAGCGGTAACACTCTTTCCGCTTATACCACATCTTTAACTCGTCGTTGGGAATACTTCAGCAATGTTGATGGTGCACCGACCACGACAGCATATGCTAACAGCGTAAATGCTCAAGCAGACGAGATTCACATCATCGTTGAAGATGAAGACGGAGCGATTACAGGAACACCTAAAACTGTTCTTGAAGTGTTCAAAGGTCTTTCGGTTGCTCCAGATGCTAAAGATAGCGTCGGCAACAATCTTTACTACAAAGATGTAATTAACAATCAATCACAGTGGCTTTGGTGGAACTCTCATATCAGCAAAACAAATGCTGGTTCAAGAGCAGACGCAGGAACTTCCTTCGGTTCGCCAACCACACCAATCAATGATTCTTTAAGTGGTGGTTTAGACGGTAACGCTCCAGGAGAAGATGATTATATCCGTGGATATAACAAATTTGCTTCTGCTGAAGATGTTGACGTTTCATTGGTCTTAGGTTCAGCAATCGGTCAAACTGTTGCTGTTCATATCATCAATAACATCGCTGAAAGTCGTAAAGATTGTATCGCAGTATTGTCGCCTGAAAGAGCAGACGTTGTGAATAACAACGCTTATGTTGGTAAACAGGCTGAAGATATTGTTGCTTATAGAAACACCCTACCATCAAGTTCTTATGCGGTTCTTGATAGTGGTTGGAAATATCAATACGACAAATATAACGATACATACCGCTATGTTCCATTAAATGGCGATACAGCAGGTCTCATGGTTCAAACCGATCTTACTCGTGATCCATGGTACTCACCAGCTGGATTTAATCGTGGTAACGTAAAAAATGTTATCAAACTAGCGTATAATCCAAACAAAGCAGAACGTGACTTGCTTTATAAGAATGGCGTCAACCCAGTTGTCACATTCCCTGGTCAAGGAACGGTTCTATTTGGCGACAAAACATTACTTGCTCAACCAAGTGCGTTTGACCGCATCAATGTTCGCCGCTTGTTCATCGTGCTTGAAAAAGCTATTAGCACTGCTGCTAAGTTTACTCTTTTCGAGTTTAACGATGACTTTACTCGCTCGCAATTTAAAAATCTAGTGGAACCATTCCTTCGTGACGTACAAGGTCGTAGAGGTATCACAGACTTCCAAGTTGTTTGCGACGGAACAAATAACACTGGCGAAGTAATCGACCGTAACGAGTTCATCGGTGACATCTATATCAAACCAGCCAGAAGCATCAACTTTATTCAGTTGAACTTCGTAGCTGTGAGAACTGGTGTTGACTTTAATGAAGTCGTAGGGCAATTCGGCTAATAAATAAGAGAGACAGGAGAAAACAAAATGGCTTTCAATATTAACGAGTTTGCTGGTGCCCTAAGTCAAGGTGGTGCAAGACCGTCACTTTTCCAAGTTAGTATCACTAACCCAATCAATGGAGTTGCTGACGTTCAAGTACCTTTCCTCTGCAAAGCTGCTCAGATTCCTGCTTCAACTGTATCAGCGATCGATGTACCATACTTCGGTCGTCAGTTGAAGGTTGCTGGAACTAGAACGTTTGCTGAATGGTCGCCAACAATTATCAACGATGAAAACTTTGCGATTCGTAACGCAATGGAACAGTGGTCAAATGCGATCAACTCTTTCCAAGGAAACATCAACACAGCTGGTGGCTCGAGCCCAAGTTTGTATAAAGCAAACGCTCAAGTTACTCAATATGGCAAGTCGGGCGAAATTCTTCGTGTATATGACTTCGTTGGTTTATTTCCTACGGAAGTTGGTACGATTGATCTTGGCTGGGAAAACGGCGATGCAATCGAAGAGTACACAGTAACGTTCGTTTATGATTACTGGCAAGTTGTTGGTGGAAACACTGGCAATGCTGGCGGTATCTAATACAAATACATTATTTTAAGGGTAATAGGGGGCGCATAAATAGTTATGCGATGCCCCCTATTATTTTATTGAGGAAACGAAATGGCAGTAGAACTATTTGGCTTTAAAATCGGCAGAGCCGATGAAGAAGAAAAGAAATTAGAAAATGTAAAATCATTTGCGCCACCGTCAAATGATGATGGTTCAGTTGTAGTAAGTGAAGGTGGTGTATTCGGGACAACAGTAGATCTTGAAAATACCGTAAAGAATGAATCTGCTCTTATTTCCAAATATCGTGATATGTCTCAACAGCCTGAAGCTGAAAGAGCAATTGACGATATCGTAAACGAAGCTATTGTTGTTGATGAAAGTCAAGCATCAGTAGAGCTAAATCTCGACAATGCCGAGCTATCAGAAAACATCAAACAAACAATTCGTGACGAATTTTACGAAATTTTATCGCTTATGAAATTCAATTACAAAGGTTATGACATTTTTCGTAATTGGTATATTGATGGTCGTATGTATTATCACATTATGATTGATGAAAAAAATCCAAGAGCAGGTATTCAAGAGCTTCGTTACATTGAT